ATGAATTCTTACTTTCTAGCAATATCCCATGCTACAGATAACGGAAAATTACCTGAATTTTCCGACCTTTGGAGAAATTATCACCCTAATTCCATTCTTTCAGACAGTGATTACCAGCACTTGACCGATACGAATGAATTACCACTATCAAATCCGGTTCAGGTCTGAGCAAGCGAAGCATGAGCGCGCGAAGGCCTGAACCATTTTTTTATCTACAGGAGCATTAAACCATGAAAATTCAAGTATTGGGCGTTAAACGTCTGTCCGGAATCGCCAAGGAATCCGGCAATCCTTTTGAAATGTGCACATTGCTGGCAGTCGTACCTATTGAAAACGTCAACGGTAAAAATTTCAGCGTTCAGGGTTACGGGTACGAAGTCGGTGAAATAGATGTCGATCCCGAAGCAATCAAACAATTCGAAGGCCACAAATACCCCTGCATGATGGAACTGACAACCGAAACAGTCATGGGTCGGAACAACAAACTTTCCCAGATTGTCACCGGCACCACAACCCAACCGACGGTCAAGGCAGTTTCAAACGGCTAGTAACACTACGCCGTTCATTCCCATTTTGGGAATTTTTAGGCCATTTTGATTAATTTTTAAGCTGCGCCGTTTACTGCCATTTTGGCAGTGAAACAAAAATTTTCAAGTTGTCTTTTGCGAGTATGTCTAATGAAATCTTTATCGATTGGGTCACCATTTCTCAACTACATACAGGGCATGAACCATTCCCTATATACACAGGGGGGGTCAATGTTGACTATGACGCCACAGGCGTGGCTCGCTTTGAAAGAGTTCGCGCCGCGAATTTTCGCGGATCGCATGAAACAGCCATTAGGATCAAGAGTGACGGTCGTCATATATCACTCTCGGGAAACATCGGCCGGTTTTCTCGCAAAGACAACCTTTTCAATTGTAACTGGCACCAAACCCTTAACAAATGCAATCGAATACTCCTGGGTAAAGGGCTCCCGGCTTTCACAACCGGAAAAACTGGGCTGGCAGATCATCAAAAAGACACCTTTTCTGCGAGAGTATCTCGTATCGACCTCACCGCCAACTTTGCGACGGGTTCAGAATCTCAGGCAAGAAATCTCATTCGATGGCTTGCAAGCCGTTCAGTCTCCAGAATGAAAAAAGGACGGGCAGGGGATGAATCAGTTTGGTGGGTCAACACACGGCACATGCTAAAAGCCTACATCAAACACATTGAAATGCTCAAACACGGATGCAGCGAAGACGATCCGGTTTACCAGTGGTGCAAACAACAGGGAGTTGTCAGAGTGGAAATAGAATTAAAACGCAGACTTTTAAACGACCTCGATATGGTTGAAATTGGAAGCATCAGCGATGAAAAACTGATACGTGTATTCCATGATCAAACCGAAATATTCAACGCTGTCGACCGCAGCGACGAACCCGACATACTCGACCAGATACCGCCAAAAAGCCGCGTGCATGCGGCGGCATGGATGGCGGGGCAGGACTTGAAACAATTATTGCCCAACGGCACCTTTTACCGTCACGCCCGAATACTGCGCGAGTATGGAATAGACATAACCGAACCAAGAAACATAGAAACCTTTCCCGTCAAAGTGCGAATCGTTGAAATGCAACCAATCAGCATGCCGGACTGGTACAGCTTGGATGATGAAGTGGAAGAACTCAAGGCAGTCGGTGAATGATTCCAGCGGTTACAGTTTCTTGGAAGTCAAAATTTTAACTTCCATCAAGCTGTAACCGGTGCAATCCCGCACCATTTTTCATTAACCTTACATAGGAGAAAAAACCATGTTCAAGAAAGCAAAAGACGCTGTGATAGCGCTCGGGTGCAAAGCAAAAAACCTTTATCGTCAATTCATCCAGACCATCAACCCGCCGGTTGTCTCTGGTGAATACATCGGGAAAGGCGCAGTAGTTAACCAGTCCCGCCGCGCATTCTTCAGAAAAAGCGCATTTGTTACAGTAGCAACAACCTGTTTGATTATGTTACCATCAATCAGTTTTGCCGCTGTTGATGTAGCGATCACAACGGCAATTAGCGACGCGCTCGCCGATGTCGCAACCGTAGGCTCCGCCGTTTTTGGCGTTCTGGTAGCTGCTGCAGCATTCCGCTGGCTGCGTAGAACGATCTAACGGGGTTTCCGGCCTGATCTTATAACTGTATGTCACAAAACTACTCCGTTAGATCAGGATCAGGCCGGGACATTCTCTATGTCCTACCTGTTCAAAGAACGCTGCGTATCCACAGCTGAAGAACTCCACAGTTTTGTCGCTGCAGATTGTCCAGCCATATCCAACGGCTACACAATCACCTGCACCCCGACAACCTCTGGCGTGGATATGACCTTCTACGATCCCGCAACCGCCACCACCATCAACCATAGTATTACCCCGTCATTAATCGACTGCCCCGACCTGATCGCCGATGCAATCGAGTTAAGCTGGATGGTCGCCGGTGTCTGGGTCGCTGCGTGGTCATTTCGTGAACTCTACAAACTAGTCAGATCATGAGCATCGATATACCTGTTTATGCCGTCATGATTGCCATACTGGGGGCATTATGGCTAATCCTGCGCTAATCCTTTTACTGCTACTGTTTCCCGTAACCCTGCACGCTGAAATCATCGACATATCACAGCATTCAGGCATCATTCGCGATTCTTCCGGCAACTACAAAACCATCAACGGGCGCGGCACCATATCCAGTATCAGTACCGGTACACAGTTACAGGTACAGAACCGCGTACCCGTACCGACCAGCAAGGGCAATCAATACGTTGACATATCCAGAACCGCAGTCGTTGACCTTGCAAGGGTCGGCGGTGCACTGGCTTCACTGGCCAGAAAACTGACACCGGTCGGAATAGCAATTGGAACCGCTTCATACATCTGTCAGGAAACAAACATCTGTGATGAAGCCGGAGAATGGTTATTTAATGACACCAGTGGAACTGCAATTGTCGACGGTCAAAACCCGAGTTGTGACAACGCCGCCCATTGGCCAACAGTAACCACATACACAAACCTGCAAACCCATTTAGCAAATCCTGAAACACTTATACAGGCTTCCGTATGGTGCCCAAACGACCACCCAGGTGAAACTCAACCGGCCGGTTGGGGCGTTCAAACATCATGTCAAACCATTTGCGCGTTTGGTAGCTTGCTTTCCAAAACCACGCCGGGCGGCATGCCCGGAGGCAATCCGCCCGAAGGCGAACAAAGAACGCCAACAGATGAAGACTGGAACGCCGCAGCCGACCAATTGAACGATGCAGCTTCAACCGATCACGTTCTGGACAATGGCGGGGATGTGCCCGTTGATGTATCAACACCGCCAACCCTTGACGCACCCATAGAAAAAACCATTGGCACCGAAAACAAGGAAATCAAGGACGGACAGGGCAACATCACCGGCACAGAAACCACAGAAACATCAATCGAGATTACCGACGCGGCCACAAGCCAAAACCCCAACCACCTCGACCTGTCAGAAACCACCACAGTCACAAACTACGACATCAACAACAACATCACCAACCAAACCACCACCGTGACAGAAACAGCACAACCGGCGCCAGCCGAAGCGCCGGAGCTCGATATACAGGTGGAGTTCGATACCGTCAGCGATACCGAACTACAGGAAAAAGAAGTCGAGGCACCCTTTGATACAGCATCATGGGGCGGCGGGGCGTGTCCGCCTGATATTGAAATGAGCCTTTCATTTGGCAACCACACATTCAGCAGTCAACCATTCTGTGATTTTGCCATATCCATGAAACCCATCATTTTATTAGTCGCGTCCATCGTAGGCGCGTTTATTGTCATCACATCAGCGAGGCCAGCCACAACATGAGCTTGATTACCATCCCACTGGGCGCATTCCTTGAAGCCGCAGCACTGCCAATTGTCAGAAAAGTATTGGGCGGTCTGGGGCTTGGCGTACTGGTTTACACCATCATAGCAACCACACTTGCAACACTGATTGGAATGGCACAAGGCCACTATGGCGGCATAACCGGCTTTGCCGCCGCCATCGTCGGCCTTGCCGGATTCGGCGAAGCCTTCGGCATTATCGCCGGAGCACTCACATTCAAGGCCGTATTGGCCAGCGGTAAAACCTTTGGAGTAGTCACATAATGAACAATTACGTTTTAAATCTGGATCAAAACACAATTATCTATGCTTTGCCGATTTACCCCGGCGAAATCCAAAAACTTTTGTCCCGATCCAAAGTAAACAACATCAGTATCCTGACAAACCAGCATGATGAAAATTTCCCTTGTGTATTTCTTTTCGAGATTCAAAAAAAGGGTTACTTCCTGCTGTTTGAAGATGAAACCCTGAAACAACCGCTTTCATTCAGAAACTTGGATCTGGCAAGCACCTTCCTGAAATCCATAGGTTGGGAAAAACGCTTTACAGTTTGCCCACTGGTTGAGGAAATCAGATCATGACTATAACGCTATTAACTGCCGTACCCAGAACCGGCAAAACATCCTATGCAGTCTGGGACATCATCAAACCCGCCGTAGACCAAGGAAAACACGTCTACGTGTACGGAATCCCGAAACTGAAAATTCCACACATCAAAGTTACAGAAATGTGGCTCAAACGTTGGCATGAACGCCAGTACTCCGAAGAAATCGAAGAAGACCAGCTACTAAACATCCCGCCCAATTCGCTGATAGTCATTGATGAAGCATGGCAAGTCTGGCCAGCAGCCGGCGTCAAAAACATACCCGAAGACATCTCGCACCTTGCCAAGCATGGCCACTATGGAATCGATTTTCTGATCATCACCCAGAAACCGCACTTGCTGCATACCGGCGTACTCTCCCAGGTATCCGTCCACAAACACATCCTGAAAAAATGGTCCGGCCATAAAATGCTTGAATGGCCGGAATACTGCTCGAATCCCACCGCCAAATCAAACCGCGATCAGGCCGTAACCGTACCGTTCAAAGTCAGAACCGAAGCATTCGAGCTGTACCACTCAGGACAACACCACGGCAAACTGAAACAACGAAAACCCATACAAATCTATGCAACATTCGCATTGTTTCTTGCACTGCCGGTAATCTTTTATTCTTCCTACCAGGTATTTGCAGCCAAACAAACGAAAACAGAAATACAGGAAACAGAAGAAACGCAACCGGTCAGCGTCATAACCTCCAGCCAACAAGAAACACCGGAACCGGAAAACATAGAAGAAGAAAAAAAAGAAAACGAACCCGAACAAATCACGCGCCTGTTACCGACACTGCTATCAACCAAATACGACTGGGACAGAATAGCCGCCTGTCTCGATTCTAAGCACTTCGGCTGCGTCTGCTACGGCCAATCCTCAGAACGCCTCGTAATCCCCAAAGAAACCTGCCAACTTGCTGCAAAGCACGGCTGGACACAAACCAAACGATCAACAAAGGTGCAACTATGAAAAAGCTAAAACGAGCAATCCAGAAAAAAATGAATGTTGACTACAGCGCAATGATTTCAGAAATCCAGTCCCATTTCGGGTATTATCAATCGCTGCTGGTCGATGAAAAAACCTATGATGAATTGTCCCTTGGCCTGCGGTTTTCATTGATTATTCAAATACCGGAATCAATTGATCCAGAAGAACTCTGGGGTAAAGAACTGATCATTGCACCAAGCTATATCAAGGAAATCCACGGCAAGCCTGAAACACGCGCTTTAGGACATGGAACGATCTTTCATATCAATGACGTAGTTTATAACAAGCCCGATCAATATGAAGTAGAAGGGCTAAAAGATGGCTATGCACTAATCGAAGTTGATGAAGTACACCCAGTTACAGAATCTATAATTAACTCTGTCTTATCTGCTAAAAATCTGATCAACCAGATTAATTGACATCCACCAGCAAACAAACCCTTAGTAATCAACGAATAACCCCACAAACGTCAAGGGCAGAAACGGAAAGTTTTAATGGTACTATATTAAAAGTTTCCGGTTCTGGCTTGCGCACCCTTGACGGCGCACAAACCCAATAAGCTCAGAGCAGGGTGCGGGAACCTTCCCGCACCCATGCCCAGCGGCGAGCTTATAGTGATTTAAAGTTATTAAAATATTAAGATTTGTGAAAAAGGTATAACAAAATATGGGAAATATAAAAATTAAGTGGTTGGTATACACTGTTTTGATTGGTTTGATTCCCGTATTTTCTCGTTTTTTAGTATGGCTTGTAACTAATGATACGAATATGGAATTAATGGTATCAGCAGATCTTGTTACATTTGGTTTAATACTACATGTTTCCAATATAAATGAAATTGAACATCTTACATTTGAAGACCATGATAGGAATTGGAAAACTGTTCAAAATGGTTTATCTATAATTTTTATTGTTTTCTATAGCTTACTATTCGCACTTACTTTAATTGATGATGGTTTAGTTGATTTAGATGCTTTAAAACTTTGTACACAAATTCTTGCCGTTATATCGTTCATGATAAGTTACTCAGTTTATGATAGGATATCAAAGACAACGTCTAATATTTAAGGAGGCGTTTACCATGACAGAAATAATAATTGCACTCACTTGTTTAGTTTCTATTGTAGGTATTTTTGGAGTGGTTTGGTCTTTATATTCAACACGCCAGAAATATTATAACGAGTACATACAAAGAAAAAATAATGATTAAGAATTTTATATATTTGGATGAGGATAAAATGTACTCGTTATCCTCCCAGTTGTTTGCAGGCGTTACTGAATATGTATTAAATGAATCTGTTTCTGAAAGAAGTGATTCAAAAGAGCAAAAAGCCATATTTGGTAGTGGTCGCGTTTTGGGTGACATTCTAAAACGGAGCGACCGAAAATCAGAAAAAAAGTTTTTAAATGATTATTCATACACAATCTTTGAAACAGAGCTGTTAGATAAAGAGATGGTTGTTTTACCATCAAATGATATGGATTTTAATTCTTTAAATGGATTTTTAGATAAAAAAAAAATCATTCATTAAAATCAAATCTAAAGCAATTTTTAATGATATTAACTCAATTAAGAATACTATTGAAAACTATAATGAAGTAGGAAAAGCGTTAACATGTGTTACCAAACACAAAGAAATCAATGAAACAAGAAAGCAATTAAGTGTCTCGAAAATGAAAGCTAATCTTGAAAAATTAGCAAAGGATAATAATCTGCATTTAGATCCAGAATTTTTAAAAAGTTTGGCTTTAGTTTTAAACTATGGTTTTCAAGATCAACTTGAGGTTCAAATGACCTTAGAAAACTTTATAGTATCGGCTAATTTAAACCGTTTAAATTTACGTGAACGTGAAGATCTCGTTATCCGTAAATATTCTAGAAAAACAGAAGTTGATTTTATTTTGTTTGGTATTATTACACAGTATCCGAGCAAAAAACCGGATCTATTTGTTGACCAAAACAAAAACACAGAACCCGCAAACATAAAAAAGGCTTTAATGAATTTGATTTCTAGTATATCCAGTATCGAAGGTACATTTACAGGCCGATTGAATAATGAGATTATTATTGATCCAATAGCTTTATATACAGAAGTATAAAATTTACTTTTGATAATTGTATTTTTCAAAAATCCATCCAAACTGGCTTTCAAAAACTAAATTTTTTTTATAAAACGCTGCTTTAACTTCTAGCTTATCAATTTCCTCATTACGCCGTTCAATTTCCTGTTTCAATAATTTCAATTCACTTTTCAAATAGCGGTTAAGTTGGCATTCCCAGAATAGAGACCGTATTTCATAAGGAGACAATCCGCGTTTCCATTCCGGAATATAAAGCAAATTGTCTCTAACGATCAT